TGCGCTTGAAGAGTCGTTCGCTTTGCAGGAGGGCGGCCTCCAGGATCATGGGCGGTGCGGCGGTCGAGGCTCCGGTCACGTAACCGAAGTCGGCCGTGAGCTCAACACTCTTGGCCTGCCCGGCGGTGAAGCTGTAGAGGCCCTTGGGGGTCGTGGCGATTCGGGTGTAAGGCTGTGGCTGGCTCTGGCTCGGGGCGTTGAACGGGAGTAGGTCGAAGTCCGTCGTCGCCCACGTCCGCTCGTAGATCCGGTCGCCGTCCTCGTCGGTCTTGAGAGTTGTGACCGCGGTCAAATCATCGGTGAAGAGAAGATCGCCAACTTCAGGAGTGTAGTAGCGGACCTGGGCGGCGACCTTGTAGAAGTGGCGGCCGCAGTGGGCATCGACCCAGCGCGAGACGCCCTCCAGGACGGCGCTCAGGATCGCGTCGTCGGTTGTGTCGGTGATCCCGAGGCGGGCCTTGAGGTTGGCGAGAGTCCCGTATTCAAACGCCACGGTCAGTCATCGCTGGCGTTCGCCCAGGCATTGACCGTCCCGCTGGTGTAGGCGCTGATCCGGGCCCGGACCTTTTGCAACCCGCCGACCTCGTCCAGCATGAACAGCCCGGCGACGGTCGTGGTGAGCGCGCGGGCTCGGGTCGCGGACGCCAGATCGGCCAGCGCCGCGCCCGCCCAGGTGGCGCCGTCCATTGTCGCCTCCCAGGTGATGGTCCCCACGAAGGTCCCGAAGACCTGGATGACGACATTGCTCCGGCCGGCGACCAGTAGCTCAGCGCCGTCGCCGATGGCTACCGCCGCGTCCTGGAGCTTGACGACGCCGGTTTGCCCGAGGGTCACAGCTCGGCCTCGGATTCGCCCTCATCGGCCGCCCGGTCCCTTCCAGGGGCCAGAAGCTGGCGGTTCTTCTTGCCGCGGGATTTACGCTCACCCTCGGCCAGTTCGATGCAGCCCGGGCGATCCCGGCCGATCCAGCTGCCAGTGTCCTCGTCCAGGTCGACCTCGGCGCCGGCCTCCCAGGGGCCGAGCGCCTGCCCGGCGTAGGTCCCGGCATAGTCCATCAGTAATCTGTACTTGGGCATGATGCCTCCGTTGTTCGGCGGGGCCGGAGCGGCAGCTGCCGGTCCCCCCGGTGCTTGTCAGACGGTGTCAATTGGGCCGGACAGGGTCTCGTCCCCGTCCCAGGTGGAAATTACCCCTGCCTGGCGAATAGAGCCGCCGGGAGCCCCGTTTTTCCTAGATCCCCGCACCGTCTCCCAGATAGAGCATCACCCACACGACGACGAACAGATCGGCGGTGATCGGGGCGAAGGTGCCGTTGGTCGTGATCTCGGCGCCGATCCGGGCACCCTTGACGAAGCGGGCCGTCCCGCGCGGGACGAGCGCGTCCTTGCTCTGGCCGGCGGCCGCGTAGGTCTGAGTCAGGTCCGCTACCTCCGTCCCGTCGATCGTAGGGCCGACGGTGAGCGATCCGGCGGTCGCCGCGGTGCTGAGTTCCATCGAGATCCCGACGACCTCGCCATCGCACGGCATGGGCACACCCTCGACGTCATTCGCGGTGGCCCCGGCCTCGGCGACCTTGAGCTGAACATCGGTCTGCGAGACGGCCAAGTCGACCTGCGCGAAGTGCAGTGGGACGAGCTGGCCCTTGCTGATTACTCTGACGATCTGTGTCACGGCACAACCCTCCTAGTCGAGGGGCGGAAGGACGGGCCCGCTGGTGGGTGGGCCCGTCCCCTCACCCGTGTCGGATCACGCCGATCAAAGCGTGATGTTAAACAGCGTGTCGCTTGCCTCGATCCCCGAAGCCGCCCCGGTGGGCGTGAACCGCCCGAAGGCGGCCCGCAGGCTGTAGATCAGCCGGGTCTGGTCTCGTCCGGGCAGCCGCTCAGTCTCAAGCTTTACCCGCCGGCGCCAGCCCCACTTGAAGCCCCGCCGGTTGTAGGTCGCGATCTGGCCCTTGGTGTTGTTAGCAGCGGTAGTCGAAACCTTTCCGTCGGCCTCGGTCTTGCTCATCGCGATCGAGCTGATGACCGGGCGCCCGAGGATCCGGGCGACCTCGCCGTTGAACAGCGGGACGTTCTGCATCTGCTTGTACTTGAGCACCTCGTCCAGGGTTGCGATCCGATCAGCTGTCTCCGGGTCCGCGACGTGGATGACGTCGCTCGGGTCGTTCGGGTGGCCCCAGTCCACGAAACGGGCCGCGTCGATCATGCGGCCGATCGTGTCCCGCAGGAGCGTGAAGCTGACCGCGCCCGCCGCGTCCTTCGAGTTGGCGGTGTTGTCCACCAGCCCGGCGTGCCGAATGCCATCGAACGCCAGGTAGTGCTTGTCGTCCGCCGGGTCGGCGTCGTCCAGATTGATGTTGCCGGTCGCGGTGTTAGTCGTGTCGCCGTTGAGCTCCACGCTGTCGCTGTAGTGCGCGAGCGACAGAGTCGCCTGGCGCCGCAGAAACGGCACGAACGGGACAATGGAATCCTCCTCCATCTCGCCTGACCAGATCTGATGGATGATGAACTTCTTGGCATCCACCTGCACCCGCTGCGACCCGGTCTTCTTGGTCGCGTAATCGGCGTCGGTCGGCCCCGTCTTCTCGGCCACGAATAGCATCTCGGGGATGTCGACCTCGACCGGCAGGAACGCGGTCGCATCCAGCATCTCGAAGCTCTCGATCGTTGCCGCGATCCGGCTCGCCGCTCGGGCGGCCTCCCATAGCTCGCGGACGTACTGCTGCCCGACGAGCTGCAGGCCGAAGCCCGTTTCAGCCGTGTCCATCGCCCGGGTGCCGTCGGCCTGCACGGCCGCGATCGCTTGCTGGTAGGCCCCGGTCAGCTCGAACTTGCCTTTGACCGCCAGCTGGCGGTCCTTGCCCTGGAACCAGGTCAGCGGGATCCGGGGGAACAGCCCCTCGATCGCCCGCCTGTCGATCGCCTGGACCTCGGCCTCGGGGAGGTACATGGCGTCACTGATGGCCTCGAAAGTGTTGCGCAGCTCCTCCGACGGGCCCTCATAGACGCCGCCCCCGTCCCCACCGACCCGCTTCATCCCGCGCATTGCGCTCTGCAAGTCGAACAGGAACTCCACGTCGGCCAGCGTCAGGCCGAAGCGGGCGTACTTGGTCCCGACCAGCTTGGACGGGACGCCCTCGGCGCCGAAGCGCATCTTGCGGACGAAGGTCTCGTCCTGCATCAGCTTGTCGAGGCTGGTCTTCACGATCGCCTCGATCGCCTCAGGGCTGGCCTGCTTGCCGATCGCCGCGAGCCGATCATGGATGTCCTTCACCAGTTCTGCTTGTGTGCTCATTTCGTCTCCTAGTTGGGAGCGACGACGATCCGATGCAGGTCGGCCAGGAATGCGGCCGCCGCCCGTTCGCCATCCTCCGATGGAATTTCGGGTTCCTCTTTCTTGGCGCGCTCTAGCACGGCTAGGATCAGGTCCGCCGCCTGCTGCAGGTCGTCCCGGTTCCGGGCATTCAGCACCGCCCCGATCCGGGTCCCCAGCTCGCCCTCCAGAAACAGGCCCGCGATGTCGTCCGGTCCGAGGGCCTTGAGTTCCTCGGCCGTCCGCCACTCGGGCGGGATCCTATCGAGCTTGCGGTATATCCTCTCCAAGCTATTGTAGATCGCCCGTCTCGCCTCCTCGCCTACTCCACAGTCCGGCGCGAAGAGGGCGGCCATCGCAGCCGCCGTCCCCCGCCACACCGCGTCACGTTCGGTGGGCAGCGAGCGCGGGAAATCCGCGCTGGTGATCTGTGCGCACTGGCCCTTGAGCCAGCCGCAGAAGTTCTCCTTGTCAGTCGGCGCGAATTCGCCGAAGTCCGTGTCCATGCAGGTGTCGAAGCTTCCACCCGTCGCGGCGCATAGGCCGTCGAGCAACTGCTCTGGCATCTGCCTGGCGTTGATCTTGGTGAAGCCTTTTCGCCGCATCTCGTCGGCGCAGGAGGGGCAGAGCTGCTCCATCTGTTCGACCGTCAGCCACAAGTCCGGCGCCGCATGGGTCGCCGCGCCGATCGCTGCGATCTGATCATGGGCTCCTTGCTCGGTCTCGTGGCAGCCGAGGCTTTCGCCGGCCGCCTGGCC